TCTTCTGCTGCATTTGTGTTTTCTTCAGTCATAGGATCTTCCTCCTTGTTCATCTTAGAAAGATTAATGCCTTTAGCACTATCAACTAAGAACTTTATCATTTCTGTTTTCTCGTTGTCATTTTTTTCAACGAAACCAATGTTTTTCATGGCATTACCATTTATGGGGCTAACTGCCGAGTCTTCTTCTGAAATAAGAACCATACCAGAATCGTTATCCCAGAAAACATTTTCAATTTCTGTATCAAAGGCTTCACCTTTAACCATATCCACACCGTCAACTTTCTCAATAGACATGATGTTTGCAAACTGATTTGCAGGGGTATCTACCAGTGACAGTTCTACAAGGTCATACTCCTTGATAACTCTGATAGCTTTATCCATGTTCTCGTCATAAGCGTCGTCCCATTTGTTCATTCTTCCACCAATGGAAAAACCAGAAAGAGTTCCATCTAGAACCTTTTCCCAGGTGTCTTGAGCACCTTTTGAAACATATGCAGAAACATATACTCCAGAATAAAACTTCTTTGATTCTGGATCAAAGTACTTTTCTTCTTTAAATGCTACCATTTTTCCAACTGCAAGTGGCTGGTGCATCTCTCTAATATTTCCTCGAAAGCGTGTGAATGCATCTACAGATGCTTCTGTAGTAACAATGTCATCCTGCCTATCCACATTGTCGAGTGTGGCAAAGCCAGATACAATACGTCTCTCCTTGTCCACCTTACTGAAAGGCATGGACAGTCTAACGTTATCGCCATCTGTAATAAGCTGTGCTTTTGAAATAGTCATACTAGTTTATTATATACCCTTTTTTACATTTTCCTAACAAAATGGTAACATTTTATTCAGAAGATGCTCCCTCTCCCTGTGCATTACGTCCAGATATTGTTGCTGATCCATCGGACTGGTTGTTAGTCCTCTCTGCATCACGCGCTCTATTCCCTGCTAGATTTGCTCTAGCATCTGTTGACTGTCTTGGCGACATGTCAAATACTTCATCTCCTCCAGCACGCTGTGGAAGCCCTAGAGACTCTCTTGCTTCGTTAGGAGTCATAACCTGTGTCTTAATGTATCGTTCTAGGATCTGTGACTGAGCAATCTCATCTGTAAGTGTTAGCTCATTAAACTTAAATTCTAGCAGGTCAGTCTTTTCACGAACCAAGCGATTAATCATCTTCGCAAGGTTTGTTTGTGCTGGTCGTGCTACCTGCTCTTTAAAGGTTCGATCTTGTGACAAGGCTGCAGCAATGGATGATGCATCAGCACCACCAATTTTTGACAATGGTACTTGGTGTGCAACTAGGATATCATCCCTGTTTCGAAGCCTGTAATCATTAAACGACGCTTCTTGCACTCCGTTTTCAATTGGCTCCATCTTAAACTCTACCTTATTATTATCTGAATCTCCAGGTAGAGGAATATACAGCGTTCTGTGATTTTGACCCTTAAGGCTTGTTTGCAAAAATCTAAATAGCTTGTCCTCTGCATCTCCAGATAGCTTTGCACCCTTTAGAGTTACGATGTACCTAGGAGTTGCCTTATTTGCAAAGTAGTCAATGTTATACTGACTTGCTAGCTGATCTCCCTGTAGAGATGAAATAGCTGACATGATATCTGGAATGCCATAAAAAGTATTTAGTGGTGAGTATTCCTTGTAGTGAAGAATCTCGTTTGGTCTTGGGTCAGTAGTGATTGGGTTCTGATTCTTTGCCCCGAAGTTTCTAAAGTAAACAACCTTCTGGCCAATGATCTGAACATATCCATCTCTTAGTCTACGGACACGCATTGTTGTAGCAGGAATATGACCCAGGTAACCAATTTCACCGTTAGTCTTTCGTCCCACCTCAAGATATCCGTTACCAGTTGACTGAACATCTGTAAAAAACTTCATTAGTGTGTGAGTCACTGAGTCATCCTGATTAAGACTCTCAAGCCACTCTGTCAACTCTAGACGAGCTCGCTCTATTCTTTTTCGTGCTTTTTCTGTTGCAGTCTCATTTGTGTTTGACTCTAGTTGCATCAGCGCACGCTTGCCTATAGAAAAGTCATAACCTAGACCAACAATGTTTTCTACCTTTGCGTCAATAGCAGCATGGTTAGCAAAAGATGTGTCGTAGAAGTTTGCTAGCTCATAAAGATTCCATGGTGGAGTGATAACGTCAAACATTCCATATCCATTATGATAGACAGATCCTGGATTAATCTCCTTAGAGCTTGCTCCCTGCCCAGTTCTTACAGCACCAGCTGAAGCTAGGTATCTATCTGTTGGCTCAACAGCAACTGCTTTTGCCATTCGTGTGGCACGACGCTTAAAGTTGGCATCAATTCCGCTAAGAGACTTTAGGTTATCCCAGGTTTTATTAAATGGGTCTTTAGCCTTAAACTCATTTGGTTCTGGGTCAAACTCGCCCATCCTGGCATTAATAATATATTCTTGAGACATTATCCCTCATCTCCATATGCAGCAAGAGATTGCTTTGCAGCAATAACTGCACCGAGGTCATTCATGCTAGGGATAAGCCCCTCTTTCATCCTGTCAACTTGCTCTGAGTATTCTTCATCAGTTACTCTAGCTGTTCCAGGGAAAAATACTGCCTTGCCTTCTGGCTCTCCATGAAATCTTGCAGCTTCTTCTAGCTTTTGGATTTGACTTTGGTCGCCCTTGTTTGCTGGAATGTTAAGAACATTTCCGCTACCATCTGTAAAAAACTTACCATTTGACTTTTGCCAGGCATAGATGCCCCAAGCATATCCAGACTTTGGCATCATTGTTAGCTTAGCACTCTTTAGTGCTTGCTCCATAGCATCAGGCTTTTCTTTATTCATGACACTATTATACCACATTAAACTGGAGAAACAACCCTAGAGGACCATTCTGCACCAATATATGCACGATAAGCATAATTTTTAAATGATAAAGTACTAGAGTCGGATACAATAAACTTGTTTGTTCCTATATATGCCTTATATATTGACTCTAAATCGATCAAATATTGCTTTGTTGTAGGAATATATAAGACATTTTCCCAAGTAATTGCGGGAACTTGTGACAAAAAGTCTCCCCAGGTAGCTGGATTTATTCCTATGGAGTCTAGCATGCTCTCAAGCTCAGCCCAGGTTCTAAACTTTGTCGTCACACCAGTCTTATCAGATGTTATCCTGTATGATGATACTGAGTCTACAGATATATTACCAACTACATTTAAGTTACCAGTAAATGCATCAAACACGAAGCTTTCTGCTGATTGAATACCAATAACTGACCATTCGTTAGGAATTAAATACCCTGAGGAAACAAGACTACCATTTAGATAAACAGAGAGTCCTCCAACTGGCTGGCCATCAATATCTGTAAAGTATAGCCTACCCCTTGAACCACTATCATTGTCTGCAACGACATATCCATACACAGACTTGTTGTATGCCTGAATTTCCAAGATTCTTTCTGGTGTTTGATTAAACGAGAGGGCATTGTATTTTGTAAATAGCTGAATGGCACCAACTCTATACGACAAAGACTGCTCTGTATTAATTGGAAAAGATATTCCTCTATAGTCAGATGTCTCTCCAAGAAGCCTTATGCCTCCGTCGTCTGTCAGGTATAGGTAGGGTGTGGAGTTCTTGTAAATTTGTACAGGATTATTGCCGCTATAGTTGTTATATATTCCGCTTTTTAGGTATGGGTAAATTGATGTCCCCAGCTTTGTCTTAATTGCGGTTAGCTGGGTAAGCTCGTTTGCCTGAGATGCTATCTGTAGTGATTTAATTTTAACCTGCGATGACTCAATTCCAGGAATAGTTGCTTCTATGTGTATTACTATGGCTATCTTGCCAAAGTCTACCCCAGAAGGTGGAAAGACAACTGTTCCGTCAACAAACTCATACCTTGTTGATGTCCACTCTGATCCTGGAGAAATTGTTTTACTGATTGGAGCTGGAGCAACATTAGCAATGTTTTCAGATAAGGTGTTTGGGTTATTACCCATGTACTGAAATGACACATAGGTCCTTACAGAAGCATTTTTAGTATCAAAGCTCTCTCCATTAGTTGAGTATACAATTGGATTATCAATATTAAGCTGAAGGTAGCTAAGTCTATAAGACGAGTCTCCATCTGCATCAGATACTGTTTTTGCAAAATATTGTAGCGGAATATAGTCTTGCCAAGAAGAGTCTACCGAGACATCTATTCCAAATGACCCTAGGTACTCTCTAGGTATAACAGTATAGCTAGCTGTGTGACTGTAGAGCTGTGCTGTTGTAAAAGATGTGGGATCTCCTCCGTCAAGAAAGTCTGTTATTGTTGTATTGTAATCTCCACCGTAAATTTCTTCAGCACCATCATACTGATTAAATACGTTCTCTATGTTTGAGAGAGTTCCTGAGGAATTAAAATATGAGCTAATCTTTTGCAAATTTCTCTTTGTAGACAAACCTACTCTATAAAGTTTTCCAGTAAAACCATTTAAGAAGTCTACATCTGAGCCTACAGACATTCTTAGGGTGCTCTTAGATCCAAAGAATGTTGCAACCTTAGATCCATAAACAGATGAAAACTTATCTATATCAATTCCTGCAGATGTAGCCAACCCAACAGTATGTTGGGAGTCTGATACTACCGTTGTTATCTCTCCACCATAACTCAGAGTATAGAGGATCTGTGTTCCACTTATAGATATTCTGAAATAGTTCTTGGTGACAGAATCTTCAATTTTTAAAATTGTTTGCTCTGCATCATCATTAGACCTAAATACAACGTATAAAGCTTTTAGGTCTTGGCTTAATACATTTAGCGTGTTAAAGAATAAGTATCCACCGTTTGATCCATCTAGGGAAAGATTAACAAACGCCTTTGGGTCTGTTGATGACGCATTAGCAGATGAATTAGCTACCAGCCAAGATGCTTCCGTTGTATCTTTCAAAATTATCTCTGGTGACGAGTAAGTCGGTGCAGCGAGAATA